GGGAGATGCACTGCAAAGTGCATCTCCCTATAGCTGGCACCGAAACCAATGGGATGACATGCCGACTCCATACGGACGTCGAGCAGAGGTCATCCAGAAAGGATCCGATCAGCTACCGGTGATACTAAAAGAGCTCTTCCGAGCCCACTTTGGTATCTCCCTGCGGGTGGTGAGAAACCACCCTCTTCGCCTTTAGAAAGGTGAAGACCACCTCAGTTTTGTGAAGACAGACTGAGGACGTCCAGAACGCTGGAGATGATCATCTCCACCTGCCGTCGCACGCAAGTGCGGCATAAGGTGGGCCCCATCGGCATTTTCACGCCGATGGAACTGATGAAACACCTTCAGTAAGGCATCGGATCCCCCAATTGAATTCTGGGGAATCCGACTGGACACTACAAGTCCCTTGACTAGAGGGGCGTGCAATGTACGGTGAACTTTCTGGGTTTCATACCCCAGAAAGGATTCACGGCCTAAAACGGGAGAAGACGGCAAGACAACAGGAAAATGATGAATCATTTTCTTTATCTTGCCATCCAACCATTCCACAGTCTGCCAGTGACCAGCTCGATAGAGCTGATTACGAAGCGAGACAAGCGAAATGATTGCCCGTCCGTCCTGCTGTGATGTAGGGAACATACGACGAACGCGGACAATTGAAACGTCCTCGCCGTCGTAGTACTCCTTACCGCAAGACTCTCTGAACCTACCGGTCCAGAATGACTTGCTTGAGTTAACTAGAAACCCGTAGGTTTCTAGCAACTCAATCACAGTATGCACATATTCTACAGGGATAATAATATCATCCCCGTAGACACGCACCCTACCGAGAAACGATTTAATCGTTTTTCGGTCAAGGGATGTCCTGAGTTCTCTTTCAATTCCAAGAAAGATAATGGTCAGAAAGACCATTGCCTCGATTGGAAAACAGAGAGCTGAACCCATAGACGCGTACTTGGAAAGGGAAATAATCCCTTCTCCAGGTACATCAGCCTTCCGGGAGCGAGTGGCATCGATACCCTCACGCAAATGAGGAAATCGTTGCATCATCTTCCGTACGAGCTGATAGGAAACGCGATCGGATGCTTCACTCAAGTCGAGTGTAGCAAGTTCCCCGTTAAGGGATCCTTCTTTGGCCATGAGCTG